TCCTGGTGTAGCAATTACACCTAGCTCAGTGAAGGCTACGTTGCCTTCAAACTACATTACAAACTTTGATTTCTTGAATCAGTATCTTCCTGATACTTATGAGCAAGAATTCGAGCGTTATGGAAACAGATCAATTGCATCATTCTTGAGAATGGTTGGTGCTGAGCTTCCTTCTAACTCTGACTTGATTAAGTGGGCAGAGCAAGGTCGTTTGCATACAAAATACACTGGATTGACTTTTGGTTCAATTGGTACTCCTGCTTCTGGACAACAAGTGTTTACATTACCTTCTGGTACTTGTAACTTTAGAATTAATCAAACTGTATTCTTGTCTTCTCAGCAAGTTGCTGCTGAATCGGCAAAAGCTATCATTATTAATGTTACAAGTTCTACTTTTACTGTAGCTTACTATGATAATGCTTTTAATTCTACTTCACCTTTTAGTGCTTCAACAACAGCCGTAACAGCATTTGTTTACGGATCTGAATTTGCTAAAGGAACAAGTGGAATGGCTGGATCATTAGAAGCTCAAGATTTATTCTTCGATGTTAAGCCAATCATCATCAAAGATAACTACACTGTATCTGGTTCTGATATGGCTCAAGTTGGATGGGTTGAAGTAACTACTGAAAATGGTGCTACAGGTTATTTGTGGTACATGAAATCAGAGCACGAAACTCGTTTACGTTTCGAGGATTATTTAGAAATGTCTATGGTAGAAGGTGTTCCTGCTGAACAAACATCTGGAGCTACAACATTCTTGAATAATGCTCCTTCTTACCCATCTCCGTCTGCTTTATCAGCAGCTGGAACAAAAGGATTATTCTACGAAATTGAAGACAGAGGAAATATATGGGCTGGTGGTAATCCATCTGCATTGTCTGATTTTGATACTATCGTACAACGTCTTGACAAGCAAGGAGCTATCGCTGAGAACGTATTGTTCTTAAACCGTCAATTCTCTTTCGATATCGACGATATGTTGGCTGCACAAAACTCTTACGGAGTTGGTGGTACATCTTACGGATTGTTTGATAACAGCGAAGATATGGCGTTAAACCTTGGATTCACTGGATTCAGAAGAGGTTATGAGTTCTACAAGACTGACTGGAAATACCTTAACGATGCTACTCTTCGTGGTGGTTTAGTTGGTGGTGCAGTTAACGGAGTTCTTGTTCCTGCTGGTACAATGAATGTATACGATCAAGTTCTTGGTAAAAATGCTCGTCGTCCGTTCTTACACGTTCGATACAGAGCTTCTGAAACTGAGAATCGTCGTTACAAGACTTGGATGACTGGTAGTGCAGGTGGTGCAGCTACAAGCGACCTAGATGCAATGCAAGTTAACTTCTTGTCTGAAAGAGCACTTTGTACTCTTGGAGCTAACAACTTCTTTATCTTCAAAGGATAAGAATAACTACAGAGAGGGGTGTTAGTGCCCCTCTCTATTTTTTAAAACAATTTAAATTATATACAATGGAAACAAAAATCAAACTAGCAAAGCTAGAGTCGAAAGACAGAACTTATTTATTAAGAGGGGATAGCGCCCCATTAACTTATTTCTTACCATCAAAGGACACTCCTCGTAGACGTCTACTTTATTTTGATGAAGAAACAAACTCAAATCACCCATTAAGATACGCAAGGAACTCAAACACTCCTTTTCAAGAAGATCAAGATCAAAATGTAATTCTTGAGCCAGTAGTTTTTGAAGATGGTATTCTTAGGGTTCCAAAAACAAATCCAGTACTACAATTATTCTTACATTACCATCCAGGTAATGGTACTGAGTTTTATGAATTTGACAATGAGAAAGACGCTCAAGAAGATGTTAAAGATATCAATATGGAGATCGATGCGTTATTACTTGCAAGAGAGCTTGATATTACAAGTTTAGAAGCTATTGCTCGATTGGTATTAGGTAAAGACGTATCTACTATGACTTCTTCTGAAATCAAAAGAGATATGTTGTTATTTGCTAAAAGATATCCATCCGACTTCTTAGACGCAGCAGACGATCCAATGTTAAAGATAAATAACATTGCATCAAGAGCTATATCTGACGGATATTTAACATTTAGAGGAGGTAAAGACATTCATTACAACTTGAAGGAAAACAAGAAGAGATTATTGACAGTTCCTTATGGTGAAAATCATATATTTGTTTTGGCTTCTTGGTTACAGTCAGATGAAGGTATGGAACTGTATAAATTCCTTGAAGATAAAATGTCAGAAAAATAGTATATTTGTGCTATTATTAACCCATTAATTTTTTAACAAATGGAAAAGTTTTTATCTATCCCTGTAACAAGTGAGCAAAATCAATTAGTTTCTGCTGTAGACATTAAGTTGATTGAGCAAGCTAGCACAACTACCGTTACTATTATGTACGGAGGAGGCAAATTGACTACAATTACACATGCTGCTCTTTCAGCTGGAGTTGAGTCTATGAGAGATGCTATTCAGACTGCTGTTATTGCAGCTTTGCAAGAGCCATGGTATAATGTTGCTTATCAAGTAAACAACTTACCAGCTGCTGTATCTGGTATTGCTATCGCTTAATAGTATAGTATTTGCTACTAGAAAGGGCACTCAAAAGAGTGCCTTTTTTTATTTATCTTTGTAAATATGATAAACGAAGTTAGAAATACCGTTCTGTCTATATTAAGTAAAGACAATCGAGGATACATAACGCCATTTGAGTTCAACCTGTATGCAAAGCAAGCACAGCTTGAGATATTTACAAACTACATGGAACAGTATTCAGATGCGTTCTTAAAGAGTATTGCTAGAGGATACGGTGAAGGCTATTCAGATGTTCCTAAAAATATAGCTGAGTCACTTGACATATTTTACACGTCAGCAAACTTAACTGGAACTCTAAATGTCTTTACTGCTCCATCTGATTATTATTTCTTAGAGAAGATTGTTTACAACAACACAGAAGTAGAGAAGGTGTCACATAGGAAGATATTAAACCTATTGGCTTCTAATCTAACATCGCCTAGTGTTTCTTACCCAGTATACACATTCTCTGGTTCTGATATCACTGTATACCCCAACACAATAATATCTGGCGTAACAGCTCATTATTTAAGACTGCCGTTAGATCCAAAGTGGACATATGTAGCTATGGCTGCTGGAGATTCAGATCCATTGTTTAATCCATCTGCTGGTGACTATCAAGACTTTGAGTTGCCTATGGAAGAGTTTCCATTATTAGTGGTTAAGATACTTGCTTACTGTGGTGTTAGCATAAGAGAAACGGATGTTGTGCAGATAGCAAAAGCGCAAGAAATGCAAGATATACAACAAAACCAATAACAAATGGCATACATTACTAACTATCAATACTACACAAATAACGGAGTTATACCAACAGATGTTAACTGGGGGTCATATCAATATGTAAGCCTAGCTGACGTTGTTAACAATTTTATGTTAATGTATGTAGGTAATGACAAATTGGTCAATAATGTTGATCGATATGCCGTTTTGTTTCACGCTAAGAGAGCTGTACAAGAGCTTAATTATGATGCATTAAAAAACATTAAGGTTATAGAACTTGAGATGGGTGATGACTTAAAGATGGTTATGCCTCCAGACTATGTTAACTATGTTAGGATATCAATGTTAAAGAATGGTATTTTGTTTCCACTTGTTGAGAACAGAACTCCTATGTCTGCTACAGCTTATTTGCAGGACAACAATCTTGATATTATATTTGACATTAATGGTGAGATAGTAACTGGAACATCAAAGCTTGATATATTAAGACAAGACAAACAGTTATATACTGGCATGGGTCCATATCAAGGTCAGTACGGTTGGTATTGGGATGGTGATTGGTATTTTGGATACAACTTTGGTAAAAGGTTTGGATTAGAGACTGATCAAGCAAATGTAAATCCTAAGTTCTATATAAACAAAGCAGCTGGAGTAATTGATTTTTCAAGTGGTGTAGAAAATCAGTTTATTGTTTTTGAATACATATCAGACGGTATGGAAAACGGTGACGATTCTCTTATCACAATCAACAAATTGGCTGAAGAATAT